CAGCTTGTAGCCCCGGCGGGACGCTTCCGCGTCCAGGTCACTTGCGGCCGCCTCCTGCTTCGGGGCTGTGGGGACGGTCACGTCCAGCAGCTCCCCATTCTCCCCGACCACGGGGATCAGGGAAGGGTAGTACCGGCGAATGCGGCAGGCCAGCGACCCTGTGTCGGGGATCTCCCACCAGTCGGCGGGGTCCAGCTCCGGCAGATCCGCCAGCCGGGCACGGCGGATGAGCGGGACGCTGCTGCCGTCCTGCTGGTGCCTGTACTCACCGTACCATACCTTATCCAACACCCCCATTGTTGCCTTGTGGATCAGCACAGGCCTCCTCCTCCTTTCTATCCCAGCTCCCGCATATGGAGCCAATCAAGCTGATCTGCCGGAATGCCTAGCCGCACCAGCTTGCGGGCCCCCCGGCTGACCGTTCGGCTGACGGTGTCTTTTTTCAGGCCCAAACAGCGGCCCAGCTCCGTTTGGCTTCTGAACCGCCCGCTCCGCAGCAGTACCAGCAGCTGGCGTTGGCGGCCGGTCAGACCGCCTACGCCCGACAGGAACCTGTCCCACTTGATACTGCCGTCCTCCAGGGTGCAGTCGGCAAGCAGCTGCTTGTCCGCCAGCCAGGACCGGAGCTTGTCCATCCCGCTCCGGATGACTTTGGAAACGGAACTCTTGTCTACGCCGCAGAGCTCCGCGATCCGCTGTATGGAGAGGCCCTGGTTGTAATAGGCGTCGATGCACAGCCGTTGCTTGCCGGTGAGCTGCCGCGCACCCTCGGCCAGCCATGCCTGCAGCCGTTCGGTTCCGGCATCTGCCGCCTCCATCTGCCAGTGGCTGCGGCCATCCGGACCGGCCCAGCAAACCGGGGACCGCTCAAAGAAGCCGGAGGGGGCCGAGCTGACGTACGTGACCTTCCGTCCCCCGCTCCGGCGCTTGGACGCCGGGGGGACGCAGGCTTCCGAATTTGTCATACCTGTATTTACTGGTACTTCTCCCCGGTGATTTCCTTGTACTGCGCCGGGGTGATAACGCCCTTCCTCACGGCGGTGCGCACCATGGCGGCACTCCAGAGCTTGCGGTCAAAGTTGCGTTTGATGGTCTCGAAATTCATATGTACACCTCCTATTATTGTTCATCAGGCAGACTGTTCATGGCCAGAAACTCCAGAGCGGCGGCGGTGCGCTCTTCTACGGTGGGGCCGGGGTCGGGCGGGTTGTCCTCAAAATTCTCGATGGCGGCAAGGACCTCCTCGTCGGTCATGCCGTCGGTAATCGCCACACCGGACTTTTTGGCCCGCTCTACCAGATCGTCATACAGCAGAGCACAGCCACCGTTGATGGGTCCCGCCGAGATGACCATCTTTACCCCCGGCAGCTTCGACCAGGGGTACTTGTCCGCCCACTCCGCAGCGGAGAACTGCGCCCCGCTGGGGGTGATAATGTTGTCGGTTTTGTTCCAGATTTGGTATCTTGACATGGTATAGGCTCCTTTCAAATAGCGCACCCGCCAGTGTAGACCGGGGGCATTGGCATCATCCTGCACATTGTAACGTGAATTTTTGGGGCATCTTCAATTTTCCAGTCGCCGTGCAATGATAAAGGCATTTCGAGCTGTTCGTACTCGCAGTACGCCATACACTCTTTCCCATAGCACTGTGCAAAGCCTTCGCCGTCCTTGCGGAACGGACACCGCATGATTTTCTGGTCGTTCATTGTAACTCCTTTCTACTGCCCCACCCCGGGCGGCGTCTCTTATAATGACACAATAGGGCCAGCAAGAGGTTCACAATAAGAAGAATTAAATGTGTTTGTATTAGTACAAAATGTTCCAGAAATTATGTTGTATAGCCCAACTATTCCAGATGAATCCTGACAGGGCACATAATCACCAAACAAGTCATTATTAACATATATTTGAGCGGAATAAATTTTTGCCCTAACAGCGTAAGTTTTAGATGGTGTAGATGAAACATGACCTATTCCAAAACAAAAATTTCCCCCAAGTGAAGTTCCAGAACCAACTATTGCCGATTCAGGGACAACAATAGGTAAATCATTTATTGTTAAAGTTTTATTTAGTGTGTCAAAATCGAATGTGGCGCGTGAAAATGGAGACATTGTATATCCGGAATTGATTTTCTTACCAGGATTACTGTCTCCATAATTGAAATTAAGCCCCGAAAAAAAAGTAATTTCATCTGTTCCTTCTTCTGACCAAACTACGATAGATGGATGGGATAAAACCCCATTGTAAGCATAAACTAAATATTGACGGTAGGGGGTATACAACTCTATGGGTTCAAAATCCATTACAATTCTGGTTGTGTCTGTTGTTACAGAAATTTCAGACGGAATAGATGTGTAATAATTATTTTGAATGTACTTTAATCGCTTATACCCATCAGGGAGTGTTATTGCAGGCCCTCCGCCACTTTCATATAGTGCAGCAATTCCTTGTTCAATCTTGTTTAATTTTTCTGCTGTAATCAAATCTCCGTCTTGCCAAACGGTTGGCGTATAACTCATATTGGCTATCCTCCCTTCAAAACCGAAACTCCAACTTTCGCCAGCCCAACCACAGCGGGAAAGGATGAGCCTTTTTCAAAAACTAATTTCTCTCCTATATATGCCTGCTGTATCTCGTTTTCTCCAAGGTACAGGGCCTTGATTTTATTTGCTCCGATACTCAGCATGGCCTACTCCTTTATCAGATACAGGGTGGCGGGATCTTTTGCGGTGAGGGCGTCGTATTCTTCCTGGGAAATCTCCAGGATTGTAGTCACGGTGGAAGAAGCTATGGGGCCAGGAGGGCCTTGAGGGCCGGGGTCGCCCTTGTCACCTTTCTCACCTTGCGGCCCGACAGGGCCAGCCGGACCGACCGGGCCCTGTTCCCCGGTGTCGCCTTTTGGGCCTTGCGGTCCCTGGGGTCCGGGAGGGCCTTGCCGTCCGCCGAACCCGGCGACCTTCTTGCCATCCACTAAAATTGCCATGGCTGTATTCCCTCCTATACGTAGCGGTAGACGTCGACAACATCACTTCCGCCTCCAAATAAGATATATTCCGCGATAGTTGCTGCTGCAAGGCCTGACCGTGCAGCACTGAGAGGGTCGGACGTTGTTCTGGTTAAATACGGGTCATATATATCTACATTGTCCAAACTTTCACCCGCGTTTCCTCCACCAAACGCAGCAAATCCATTCACCGTTGATGCGGCCATGAAAGCCCTTGCTTTGCTAAGCGGCTCTGCCGATGTTCTGGTCAAATACATATCATAGGCGTCAACCGTTTGAAGATAACTGCCGTCACCGCTTTTTCCGCCAGCAAATAATATATAATTTCCTGCCGTCGCAGCAGAGAGGTAAGCCCGTTTTTCACTCAATTTTGCCAAAAGGGTGTGTGTTAATTCGGGATCGTATGCGTCCACAAGGTCAGACGCGGTCGATTCCGCCTGTATTCCCCCTCCAATCAGCGCATATCTTTCATTTGCCGCAGCCGCCAACTCAAAACGCGGAGCGAAAAGGTCTTGCGCTGTTGCGTGGGTCAGATCCTTTGTATAGGAATCCACAGAGCTTAAAATGGATTTGGTCCATTCCGGCTCAACAGGTGATATATCCGTCCCGACGATGGATTCATTTCCCTTTGCTCCACCACAGAAAAGTGCATAGTTTTCGATTGTCGTTGCAGCCAGACGGGTCCTCGATTCGCCAAGGTAACTTGAATCGCATTTTACCGCATCTTTGGAGTACACATTTACAGTGGACGTTGTAGTAACATGCATTGTAACAGGCTTTGATGTAAAATAATATGTTGTTCCACCGCCAAATAAAGCATAATCCCCAATTGTTGTCGCAGCCAAATCCCGCACCTTTTCCGATAGGGGATTCAAAGTTGTATGTGTAAAATTTTGGTTGTACGCATCTACATAATTTTCGTATACCCCACTGTATTTCCCACCGCCAAATAATACATAACTGCCAACAGTTGTCGCGGCAAGATAACTTCGAGAGCTCTGCAGCGGGGCGGCTGTCAGCATATATTCCACGTGCAGCGCAGCTGTCAGCTCGGCGCTGTACTGGGAGGTGACCTGGATGACCACAGTATTGTACTGGGCCATGCCCCGCTGGGCGGTGACCTTCCAGGTGCCCTCGATGGGCAGGTCCAGGGTGACGGTGCCGGTGGTGGACAGGGCGGACACCTCTGTGTCGCCGTTGGTGGCGGTGACCACCGCTCCCACATCCGCCTTGACGGTAAGGACCGCCTGGAAGGAAGATTCCATAGCCCCGTCCACACCAAAGATGGACACGCCCTTCTTGATGTTGCTGGAGGTCAGGTTGGTATCCCCCCGGATGGTCTGGGTGCCTCCCAGGTACTGGCCGTTGGCGATGGTCTGGTCGGCAGTGCCGGGAGTGATGGTCCGGGCGGACAGGGTGGGGATGATACCCTCCACCTTCCCGACGGCGGTGTAGGCCGTCTTGCCGGCCAGAATGTCCCCCGGGGTGGCGGTGGCGTCGGAGGTGTCGCTGCCCGTGGAGATCTGCCCGATGTTGTCCGCCATTTCGGCGAACGCCGCGTCCTGCGCTGTGGGCACTCCCTTGTCAGTGATGGCGGACGCGATCAGGGCTTTCCCTTCACTGACAGAGGTAAAAAGGCCCTCCATGGCCTCCTTCACGGTATGGGTGTCGCTGTATACCACGTCATCGGCCGTCAGGGGCGGTTCCTCCTCAAAGTCAAAGGTGACCGTGTGGGGACCGTCCCCAGAGCTGAAGGACAGCTCCGCCCCGCCGGGCGTAGTGACCACGTTCTCGGGAAGGATGGTATTCCCTCCGCCAGACAGCGGTCCATGATTCCTCCAATCGTTGGATACGCCGTCGAAGATGTAAGTGTCGTATGGAAGGACTTGGCCAACATCGTATGCGTCCCCCGGCTTTGGAGACGGCACAGCGGTCCTCAATTCTTCCTCCGTATCATAATGCCCCAAAATGGTCAGACCGTTTCCAGGCGCCCCTTGCGGCCCCCTGGGGCCCTCCTCGCCCCGGGGGCCTGGATCGCCCTTCTCACCCTGGGGCAGGCCAAAGGACAGGTGTACCTTTCCGTCCACTGTGGACTTGCTCACGGTGGCCTCCTGGCTGGCGTGGGCCTCCACCGTCATGTCCGTGACGGCGCTTACCGCGCTTGTGGCCTGCTCCGCCGCCGCCTGGGCCGCGTCCACATAGCCCTGGACCTGCCCGATCACCGCCTGCCGTCCAAACTCCTTGAACTGGGCCCCGGTGACCTTCATGGCCTGCCCTTGCTGCTCTACGACCAAAAGCGAATCGTCGTCCAGCTGCGGAACCCGGTCCAGTGCGCCGATATTCCTGTCTGCCATTTATACTCCTCCTTCCAGCTTTTGTACCCTGGAATCCAGCTCTGTGACCTTTCTGGAGATGTCGTCCACCTTCGAGGTCAGCTCCTGAATGGCTGTTTTCATGGAGTTTAACTCGATCTGCATTGCGCCAAGAGATCTCTGAATGAACGCCCGGAGACTGTCCACGTCGCTGCTCAGCTCCCGCTGGGTGGCGCTGCGGTAGGGGTATTCGTCCTCCAGCTCCTCCTCCCCGGGGGCGGAGAGGGTGGGATAGCCGTCCCCGCCGTCCTGCACGGCGGAGATCACCGAGTACAGCCCGCCTGCGTCCACGCCGTCCCCCAGCTCCATGGCCGGGTCAATGTTGGCGCTGTCCGCCCGGAACGCCTGGTACCGGTAGCCTTGGGCCATGACCAGGATGGCCGTGGCCATCTCCTGGGTGGCATAGGGGCAGATGGCGTACAGATCCAGACCGGTATAGGTCCCGGCGGTCACCGTGTTCTCGCCGTCGACCTGGAGCGTCACGCTGGTGATGGGCTGGCGCAGGCCGTTGTCCTCACAGCCCACCAGGTCCAGGCCCACGTAGAATTTATCAGACAAGAATCCTCACCCCTCCAAACACAATGGTGTCGCCGTGCTCCGTGACCAGATAATTTGTCTCCGCCGGGAAGGAGATCAAGGGAACCAGCCGCAGCTTGCCGGCGTCGCTGATGTACCAGTTGCCGCCGTGAGCCGCCGCAATGTCCCGCAGGGCGTCCCGGCGCATATACTCCCCCTCCGGGTAGGCGGACATGGTGTAGGGCTGGTAGACGTTTCGTTCGTCCAGCTCCACGTCCATGCTCAGGGCAATGTCCCGGGCCGCTGCCTCCATGGTGCAGGGAAATTTGAAACTAGGCCGGGGCGTCCAGGTGATGTCCGCTTTCAGCATGGCGTCGTAGGCCTCGATGGTCCAGTAGTCATCCTCCACCGTGCGGCGGTTGACAAAGAATACCCCTTTGGGAAGCCACTCCGACGACCGGGAGCCGTTCACCAGGCGCACATACCGCTTGATGACCGCGCCCCGGGGGATCTCCTTTGCGTACAGGCTCATACGCAGCGTGGCCGACATGGCGTTGCCGATGCCGAAGCTGTCAAACAGGCTGTAATCCACGCTGTGGCTCACCTCCGCCTCCGGGCCGTACCAGACATTGTTGATATCGAAGGCGTACTCCTTCTCCGTGTTCCGCTCCTGGATCAGGGTTTTCCACAGGTCGCTTGTCTGCTGCGCCATGCCCTCACCTCTCTATGATGCTGAACGTGGCAGACAGCCAATTTTCGTAGCTGTCGCCCACCTCAGCCAAGGACGTCTCAAAGGACGTGCAGTAGAAGGTCCGGGTCATGATCCCGTGGAGGTCCAGGTATGTGGCGTCAAAGAATTTCTCGCTCAAATCGTCGTCCAGCTGGGCCAGCTTCTCCCGGGGGGCGGGCATGGTAGTGAAGGACAGCTTCCGCTTGGTCCCGATTTTGTCCCGGCGCAACAGTCCATTCTTGGGCCGCTTGCTCTGGTCGCTGTCCAGGTCGTTCCGGGTCCAGCCGTAGCCCTTGCCCTGGATGATGCTCGACCAGTCGTGGCCGTTGATGATCAGCACTTCCTTTGCCATATTCCACCTCAGTTCAGCAGCGCGGCCCGCCCGGACGAGCGGGTCCTGCGGTTCAGTTCGTTCCTGACGGTCTCCCCCAGCTTAGTGCGGTCTACCATGATGGTCTTACCGGCCTGAACCGCCTCCAGAATGGCCTGGAGCAGCGCGGAGTAGTCGCCTTTGCTCCCGGATTCCTCCCGGACAATCTTCCGCAGCAGGCCCTCCGGGGCCTCCAGGTTGTTGCCGCTGCGCTGGTCGCCCAGCACCGCCAAAAACTCCCGGTTGGGCGGGATCACCGCACCCCGTGCCAGGGCGGGAACGTCAGCGGTGTGCAGCTCGGGTACTGCCGCCATGCGGGACGTGCGCCTGGTAAAGCCGCCGCCCCTGCTGGAGCTGCCGCTGGAGGAGGACGCCCCGCTGAAAATGTTTCCGAGCCAGTTGGCCGCGTCACGCGCCCAGCCGGTTATAGAATCCCATATCTTTTTCAGGCCGTCCCAGATCCCATTCATGATAGTGGAGCCAATAGATTTCCAATCGTGGTCTTTCAGCTCTCCCATCTTGTCGATGATGGCCTGTTTTACACTGGTAAACTTATCCTGAGCGGTATTTTTGACCGAATCCCACGCATTGGAGAGGACAGATTTGATCTCCGCCCACTTTCCGGGGGCCTCTGTTTTGATGTTGTCCCAAGCCTGGGCGATTTTGCTTTTGACCTCGTTGAATTTTGTCCCGGCGGTCTCCCTGATCTCATTCCACTTGTTCCCCAACAGTTCCTTGATGGCGTTCCACTTTTCGCCGGCGGTGGTTTTAATGTTTTCCCACGCCTCGGAGAGCTTCTGCTTGAGTGCTTCCAGTTTCTCGCCGAAAAAGTCGGTAATCGTGTGCCAGGTGTCGGAGATGCCCTGGAGCAGACCGGCGATCAGGTCGTCGCCAATCTCCGCCATGACCGTGGAGGGGGAGTGGATGCCGAGCAGGTCCTTGACCCAGTTTACA